TGAAATAGCAGCACCTAAAGCTAGTATGTTAGCTGGACCCATTATAGCCATTGCGCTAGCAAACCCAGTTGCCATTGTAGAAAATGCTGTGGCAATTCCTTGTGCTGCTATTGATATTGATGTTGCCAGCCCAGTTAATACTGTGGAAATACCTGTCGCCATTGCAGTAATGACTGTTGATATACCAGTCGCCAAACTACCAATTACGGAACTAAGTCCAGTGAATACTTGGGATATAATTCCAGTTGATTGGCTTGTTGACTGTGTCAAATCACTAAGTGCTGTTTTTCCCTTGCTTGCAAACAAACCAAATGGATTAAATGCTTTCAAGAAATTGAAAACTTTGAAACCACCGACTAATCCAACTAATGCGCCAGCGAATATTTTGATAACGGTTGGATCTAAATTGCCAATGAATTCAGCAATACCACCAACAGTATCAGCTATCACACTAACCACTGTACCTAATACGCTACCTAATGTTTCACCACTAATACCGATTGAACGGAATACGTGCATAACCGCTTTTCGTACGTTTTCAAATGCCGAAACAATCGCCGTAAACGCACCCGAGTTTGCGAAACCGCTAATCACACTACCAATGTAACTAATGACTTCGCCTACGTTATTACCTATCTTTTCCATAGATACGCCAGCTTTTTCAAAGGCTGTGCTTATTCCGTTTGCTACATCAGAAAACGCTTGTTTAATAGATTCAAAGTTGTCATAGTCATAAATACTTAGAAAAAATATCTTTATTTGGTCTGCCATGTTCTTGAAAACGTCAACCGCTTGTTTTGCCACGTTTACAAGGTTATCAACGTTAATCGTATCAACTGCATCAGCAATTCCCGATACCGCTTCAATACCTGCCGTTTGAAAAACCTCAAAGGCTGGCATCAATTTGTTGGCTACACCTTCACGTAGCCCTTGCACCGCTTGACCAACAGTTTTAAATTCAGTCGCCATTTTACTAAAATCAGCATTCGTACCTACGGTGGCTACTGCATCAGCAAAGTCTTGTGAACTAATTTCACCGTCTTGAATAGCCAATACTAAATCGTCTAGGCTCATGCCCATTTCCTTAGCTACTGCTGACATACCTGCTGGTGATTGCTCTAGCATCAATCTAAAATCTTGCCACTGCATTTCTGGTTTGGTTAGTGCTTGCGTCATTTGTTGACTTAACGTTTTCATTGCTTGGGCTGGGTTTTCAGCAGCCGCTGCAATACCACCCATACCTTTTACCAACTGTTCGCTATTGTCATAACCAACTGATGCCATTTGCGCGTATGTGCTCGCCATGTCCGATGCTGAATAGATTGTCTGTGTCGCAAAGTCTTGTAGCGAGTTTTTAACACCATCAATTTCCTTTTCAGACTTACCAATCATCCGCATATTGCCATCAAACGTCTGCCAAGCCCTTGATGAATTGTTTAATTCACCCACCATGCTAGTTATACCAGTGGTTGCCATTGAAATACCACTAGTTACGGCTTGCGCACCCAAATTACCGAGCATAAAAGCACCCGATAATTTACCTAGACCGCCAATACCTTTGCTTGTTCCACCGACTAAACGTCCTAATGCACTTTGCGCCCTGCCTAGCGTGTTCGTAAAACCATTGTCAGTCGCCGATAGCATTGCTTGTACACTATATGATTCTGCCATGTTTTCCTCCTTTCTTTTATAAGTTTGCCTGTTTAATAAGTTCTAAAAACTCTGGATCAATACCCGATGTTAGTTTTTCTTTTTCGGCTGGTTTCTCACCTTTCGCAATTGCGATTTGTTTTTCATAGTCAAAGAAATCTTCAAACTTATTAAACACTTGTTTATATTTCGGTTTCTTTTCAGTACCAACATTTTCAGTCGCACCAACTTGGTGGTTAACCCACGCTGATAAGTGAATCTGATATTGTTTGTCTACTTGTTGCAAGTTGATTGCTTTCATCAATTTCATGTATTGGCGGATAGTCATTCTGTCTAATTGGTCTTGGTCGTATATCTTGCAATAACGCATCAAGTCCAACTCTATTCCGTCAATCATTTCATCAGTTGAAACTAGTTCGCTTGCTCTAGCCCCTTCTTGAATTGCTCCGCTGTCACTTCCACTTGTTTCTTGGTAATTGAACTCGTACTTAAAAGTTCTAAAAAACCTTCAAACAATGGCTCTAAATCGTCTAGTGATTCGATGTATTCCTCAATCTCGTTAACAGTCGCTTTCTCTTTACTTTTCAATTGACCGCATAAAATCAATTCAACTAAAGTTAATGGATTTCGTGTGGTTAAACCTACATAAGCGTTTTGAATACCTAAGCCAAACTTCATACCGCTTTGGTCGATTGTGTAATTTTCGTCTAATTTCTTGATGAATTTAAGACCAGCTACAATTTCTACATCTTTACCGTTAATTTCTAAGTTCATTTTCTATCTCCTATCTGATTTTAAGTAAATAAAAAAGGCGGGATATACCCGCCCCTAAACTACGCTACTGGAACGCCTGTTACTGGTGTAGTGTCTTTAAACGCGTATTGAACCACACGTTCAATTTCTTGGCTTAAAGTTGCATAACCATCTTGTCCTTCGCCTTCCATTGAATATGTATACTCAACTTCTGTTGCGTCCTCTGCACCAAATGACTTACTACGTTCTGTTACATACCCTTCATAGTAAGTCGCTGCATATTTACCTTCGGCATTTGTTTCTGCTGAATCAAGCTCCCAGAAACCAACTTTTGCTCCTTTACGCAATGCTTCACGTAATTTTTTATCGTTCGGATCGTTCTTAGAATAAATAGCTGTCATTGACCCTTCTGTTTCTAATGCACTGGGAATGCGGATAGACCCATCTTTAGTTGCTACGCTATCTGCATCTCGTGTTTCTGTTAACTCACCTTCTGTTTGAAAAGCGATTTTAAACGCACTTGCTGTTCCTTCTTCTTCGATTAAACGAAAAAGCCAAATAACGTCAATACCTTTTTGTGCTTCTGCCATTCGTATATCTCTCCTTTTTAATAAACTTTAAATTCTACTTCTAAAATGCCATGATATAAATTGTCATTGTCATCAGCTTCACCCAATACATTTGTGTTGGAACGTACCATATCAATATATGATTGGTCTGTTTCCTTCAACTCCCTTAACGCATTTTCAACATCGAACATCAATTGTGAAATTGTGCCACGTTGTGTGTCTTTTGCGTAAAAGCGTATTGTTTGAATGACGTTTGCGAAAATCGCTGACTTATTTTTAACTGGCAATAGTTCAGTTTGTCCTAACCAAATAAACGGATATGGCGTGCCTTTAGGTGGCGCTTTCTCATACACATCACCCAACTTGTCGCATACACCATATACCGTGTTATAAATATCTTGCTGTGGACTAATCATATTCCACCTACTTCACTAAATTATGCATATCTTTATAGAATGTTTTAACTTGCTGATGAAAACTAATACCAACAAAAGGTTGTGCCGACATATACCGAGTACCAAATTCAAGGTATGGTGAATATTTTGTCTTTGGCTCAACGAAACCAGTTAGACCACCATTTTCAAAACTAATAGCGATGCTACGCTTGGTTGCCCCAGTAGGACTTATAAATCTATTCCCACTATAATGACCTTTGAATATCGCATTGTTCATCATTTTGCCTTGTAACTGTGTGGTATTGTCTTTAACAATCTCTTTGGCTTCTTTCATCTTTGACATTCTATTCAGTTTTCGCATCAACTCTTTGTCGCCACGAAACGTCATTTTAAACGCCATCAGCTTCACCAACTTCAAATACTGCATCGTGTCTGAATGTTTTCTTTCGCAACACACGATATTTAACGCCGTTGATTTCAATATGGCTAAACTCGCTTGTATAGTCGTTTTGAATACGCACCACAAGCCCTTGAGCGGTTACATTACCGAATACATTCATCTTCGTTTCATCGCCCATATCGCTTATATTTGCGTATTTAAGCGCCTTTGTTTCTATACCTTCTGACCAATCGCCATTAGGTAATCGCATTGGGTTTTCTTTTGATACAAAATAAATAGGCAGTGCGTATCTCATTTGAAACGCACCACCCTTTTAGATGTTGGAAACTCAACATTTTCATCGATGTATTGTTGGATAGTATCAGCGTAAGCCAAGAATGGATCATCATAGTTAAACTCAACTCGATGACCCTCAACTGTTTCTGACTTCATACCTTCCGACCCAATACGGTTAAAACGAACGATTGTCACTTCGTCAATGATGTACTCTAAGTCTAACAATGCCTTGTCCACAAATTGAACGTCTTTCAAAGCGGTTGCCAACCTTCGTGTAACCATTTCGTAAATCACGTCAACTTGTGGGTTATCACCAGTTAATTGTTTAACTGTATCTAGTGACATCAAATCACCTACTTATCTACACGAGTTAATTTAAAATCTTCAAAGCCTTTTTGCTTTTGAATATTCTTCTCGATTTCTTCGGCACGTTTGATAGTTAAATCAATTTCAGTGTCTTTAGCAAACTCTTTGTTTTCTTCTTTACCTTTGAATTTATAATTAGCTTTAAATTTTGCCATTTATATCACCTTACGCTACTGGAGTT